AAAAACCCCCAACGTAGACACGCCAGGGGTAAACCCTGTAAAACCAACAAAACAGAGTTTTTATAAATTTAAGGAGCTATTGTAGTTGTTGTGCTTGTTGTAACACTTGCACATTGTGTTAACAAAAAACATAGCGCTGCCAAATATCCAGGGTTGGTGCTTAGTATAGCTATCATTGACTGTACAATAGCAACTGGTGTAATTTTAGAATCTATCTTCTGAAGAGCTACAGTGAGATTGTCTTTAAACTGTACTCCTGATCCTGGAAGGTTTGATCCAGAATAATAGATGTAATCTGAGTTTATAGGATAGCCTAAAAACCCATCATACGCACATCCAGAGGGATAGTAAGTGTAAACAATGTCAGCATTATAACAAGGCATACCAGGTATACAAGCCATAGTTTAAGGATTTGGAATGTACATAATGTAATAACAAGCAAGTGAAGGCTGTATATTGTTGTGTGCAAGTCCTCCTCCTGTAGAGCCTATAGTGGCATTGATTCCAGTAAAGCTTGTACTTGACTTTCCTACAGTTGCACTCAATGTGCTAGGATGGAGTTCATATGCTGTGTTTGTTCCAGCAGATCCTCCAGAAGCGATAGGAGTTGTTGAGTTTATAGGAGAAGCAGATGCTGTTGAATCTGATCCAGCAATAAAGTGATGATGTCCAGGATCTGTCAAACTTACACTGTGCGTGTGAGCAGGAATCTGTGTAGCAGACAATGTTACAGTGTTTGCACCTGTAGCAAGGTTCAGGGCGTAGTTTGGATTGCTTGGATTAGAAGGGTCTACAGCTGGATTAAGAGCTCCACCACCTACACCTACAATTGCACCTACACCAACTCTACCTCTCTTGTCAGGAGTTCCATTAAGACCGTTACAAAGATAAATTTGTTCCCAAGGACCTACGCCTACACCATTGACATCAAAGTTACCAGAAAGTCCTCCATAATATTCCATTACAGTGTAAGGAATCATTCTTGTATAGTAAGGAGTGATTGCTGGTGCTACGGAAGCAAGATAGGCGTTGATTAAACCATTAAGATCAGCAAGCTTTACATAGTTTGTATCTACATCAAGAGAAAGTGCTGCTAAGTCAACTCCCAGCTGACAAAGTTTTGTAATTACAGCTTGTACAATATCATGTGTATCAGACGATGCTGTAACTCCTGTAAGACAGCCAATGGTGTAATTAGCATTAAGTGTAGTGAGAGTTCCATTGATTGATGTAACTTGAGTTTGCAAGTTACAAGCAGCTTTCACCAAAGCTGTAAAAAGTTCTTTTGCAGAAGGGTCTCCACATGCAGGAAAGCATGGGGGAAGATATTGTGTTACAAGCGTACAGTAGTCTGCAATTGGAATGTTTATCTTTATTCCTGTTCCATCAAGAAAAGAAACAATTTTATTTATCAAAGCTTGTTCCACTGTAAATAGATTGTCTCCATTTTCAATAGCCAAGCTAGTAACATTCTCCCCTGTATATCTTACGCATTTGTCTGAGGTTGTTTCTACACAACCATTATAACAATTGTTACAAGCCATTTTATTAATTATTTATGTATTAAAACCTTTACCCTGCTTGCTATCATCTCAACGGTGTAGCATTTGGCATAGTCTGGGTTGCAAATCTTATTTACCAATATTCTTTTGTAGTTAAGAAGGTCCCCAATAACTGTATGGTTAAAAGGAAGTCCTAACATGTACACTATGTTATTGTATTGATTATTTGCAAGATCTGTAAGCTTGCAATCAATATCAAGTATCAAATTTGCAGGAGTGGTGCAGTCTACGCAATTAACTAATCTTGGTGATAACATTTTTTATCTTTTGTGTTACGTTCTTAATAGCACTGTTGCAAGCTGAACATAATCCATTTATTAATTGACATCCACAACCAACTTTCATTCCGCAATTTCTACATTGTGCTCCCATAATTACAATATTTGTATGTTATACAAAGCTGTTAAAGTAATTTGTTCCAGAACAACCACAATTGTTCTTTATGAAGTTTGACAACATTTTATCTGCTTGAATATACAATTTATTAGCAGTGTCTACAGCACAGTTGTTAGCTGCTGCAATAGATCCTTGTATAAAATAATATATACTGTTCAGTTCAACTTTTTGTTGTTGTTTTATAGCCAAGTCACACTGCATCATGTCAAGCTTCATAAAAGCTTCATCAAACTTCTCCTGTATCTTATCAACTCTCATTATTGTCTTATTGACAAAATTTGTCAAAGCTGGATCAATAGTGTATGTTAAATAATACACTCCATCAGGAAGAGGTAGTAAAGGGTCTCCCACCACTGATAATCCTAAAGAAGCAGAATTGAAAACGTTGAAATCGTTTGGAACAAACGGTAAAACCACTGCTGCAAATCCAGGAACAGTTATGCTTATTGTTGGACTTACAGGAGTGGCATCATATGTAGAGTTATCAGCTATTCCTAATGTGTTAATATTGTGAGTGTCGATAACTAATATATCCAGTACGTTTGCCATATCTTTTAAAATAATTATGCCTGAGGACTTGAGAATCCTCTCTCACCCTCAGGCATAGGTTTATATGATCCTTATTTTATTAAGGAATCAGTGTAGTGGTTGTTGAAGTGGTTGGCCATACAGTTGTAGTGGTTGATGTAGTAGTCAAACATACAGAACCATTATCAACTGGGGTACCCAAGGCTGCAGAGAGGATTGCGCTTACAGAAGTTGCGGCAGCTGATCCAGCAGGTACTGCAATGATCACTGTGCTATCTTCTTTGATGTAATCGCTCCACTGATAAGCAGATTTGTCATACTCATTGAACTTAATGTAATAAGTGTCATAAGTAGTTCCTGCAGAAACCCAAGATTCAAAGTTACCATTGTAACCAGCCATCCTGTAGAGGTGCTTGAGGTAACCAGCTTGATAGCTGTAGTAGTTCTTCTCAAGTTGTGCAATCTCATCAGAAGTTCCAATTGCATAAGATGAACGTTGAACAACAACAGCGTTTGCAACCAGGTTACAAGCATCAGAAACAATGAAGTCTGCAGTGGTGGCTGGACCTTCGTATACGAATGCACGGAACCACATCCTGTCATACTCGTAAGGGAAAGCAGCTACATCACAAGGCTGACCATATTTGGTAAGAGGCTTACCAGTGATACGCAGTTTTGCAGTGGCATCGTTACCAAGACGCTGGAACTGATACAAATCAGAGAAAGTGATGTTGTCAGGGTTATTACCAGGAGCAGCTTGTTGGAAAGCCAGAATGATTTCATCAATCAAAGCTGGAACGTTAACATCTGTACAAGGATTAGCACCACAATCGCAACAAGGAGCTTGAACAGTTACACTACGAGTGAAACCATTGAAGTACAAGGTGTCCAGATAAGAAGAATGGGCACGGAGGGTAACAGTTACAACCTCACCACACTGAACAGTCCAGTTAGAAATGTCAGTGATTTGTGTAATTGGTGTAGGGCAACCGCTAACTTTGTACCATTCAGTTACATTGGAATTTTTTGCTACAATTGTTTCAGCATTACCTGTCAACGAGTTTATAGCAACACCAATTTTGTCTGAACGCTTGCTTCCTTGGAGATAGGTGTTTGACCTACCTTGAGCAACGTAGAAATAAGGAGCTGCAGCAATGTTTGCTGCTGTGGCAACTGTATAGTCGTTCTTGTAGAAACCGACTGATCCAGCTGCGAGGTCTTGCGTAGAACCGCTACTGGCAATTGTGCTGCCAACAGGAACCACGAAGAGCGTAGTTAGAGAAAAATCTGCCATTTTTGTTTATTTTAGATATTAAAAAGCCTATTCGTTTGTTTGTATTCTATATGCACTGTTCTGTACTGCTGATTGGTTTTCTGTATACATTGCAAGATTTTGAACAGTGAGATCTACAAGTTCGTCCTCCAAATACTCTTCAAGTTCACAATTAACATCTGTAGAATCTGTTCCATCAAACTTTACATATCCAGCCTTATCTATATAATCTGGATACCTCATGTAAGATACGTAGATTTGTTTCGGTGTGAACGTACCATCTGTAAACACACTTATCTCATCAGATGATATGTAATTGAAAGTTTCTTGGTATTCGAAAGAAGGTTTGTAGTTATCGTTATTTAGAAGTAGAGAAGTGTCTCCGTGCTTTGACAAATCCTTGTTTATCCATATCACCCTATCTTTACACTTATCTTTGTCAGCCAACATGTAGCTGTCAATGTAAAACATGTATTTTGGGAAAAGCTGGTCAAGTTTTGTATACCACTGATTTATCTTCGGATTCTTGATTTCTAAGTTTAAAGGTTGATGATTATAGTGTACCACCAGTCTTTGGAGATCCTCATAACGTTTCTTAAAAGAATCAAAACCCATACCACTAACTACACTAAAACCATCAACCTTTTGTTTAATCAATTTTATTTGACTTTCATTGAGAACTAAAATTTTGTCCTCAAGATTAATCTGTTGATGCTCATTGGTAGATAGTTTATTTAGTTTTTGGTCAATCT